TATAAATCTTGAGTCGTTTATTGTACATGGCAAAAAATACCGACCATTGATCTACTATATCGTATATGCGCGGATTGTTCTTTTTACCCACCGTTTCGCGCATGATACGACCTATACTCTGAACAATATCTGATTTAGGGGTTGCGAGAATGACCGTATCAAGACTGGGTATATCGAGTCCTTCATGCGCTTGACTAAACGTCGCGAATATGATTTGCTTTTTACTGGATTCAGCTAAATCTGCCTCTTTCATCCCACCCATGTATAAACCCGAACGATCCTTAAATCTTTGGTGTAAATATTCACAATGAAATCGACGATCGCTTAAAACTAATACTTGTCGAGTACTCCGCGTCGCATCTCGAATCGTGGACATGATGAGTGCGTTTCTATCGGGCATTTCTGTAAGTTCCGTTATCATAGTCGCCAAAGAAAGTTTGCCATACCTGGTACATGGTGGTGGATCTCTGAATCGTTGACACGTAAATTCTAAAGGAAACACGTCGACTTGGTGTTGGTTCTCCCGTTCGACAGAAAAGAACGTGGGACCCATGAACCAGTGTAAAACTTTTGTGAGTCCGTCCTTTCTGTTTGGTGTAGCTGAAAGTCCGTATACGTGTTTTGGGCACAATTTAAATAGTGATTGTGAGAAAACTTTGGCGCATATATGGTGTGCTTCGTCGACGATGAGAGTTCCTATACTATCAAAATCTTCGAATGAATATTCTTTTAGAGAAAGAGATTGAAGCATGGCGATGACAAAATCACAGTGTACTTCTTTCTTATTTTGCTGAACTATACCTATAGTCGCCCCCGGACAAAATTGTTGTATACGTTCTTTCCACTGATTCGCTAAAAATTCCTTATGCACGACAATCATGGTTCGTAATCCCAGTTTACACGCTATGGCCAGGGATACGGTCGTCTTCCCGAAGCCGCAAGGCAATGAAAGAATTCCATGACCAGCTTCGATAGCTTTTCTGAGTGCTTCATTTTGGTGTGTTTCGTCTCGCAATTTTCCTTTAAACGTGACATTTATCTTAGATGGTTCTGGCCTTGTATCTTTAGTCTCTTTTCCAAACTTTTCTTCTGCATAAAATCGCGGTACGCATAATCCAGATTTTGCTTTCCTAAACACTTTAAAAGGTGGAGGTGCTACACCAAAATCTGCATTAACGATTGGGCGAACCGTGAGTTCTTTTTTAATTTCAGTGAGATCCGGAACTATATACCCAGTTCTCGTGAGACTCATTCATTTATTTCATTTTTAAACTTTATATACGACAACTTCCAAGTATATCCACTATAGTCTTCATATGTCCACTTACCCATAAACGAAACATCAATTTCAGCGTCGTCCCCCTTTTTTAAACTTTGGACGGGAACACCTTCAAATCGGCACATGACTCGATTATATCTAAATGGAACTTTAATCGTGAGTACATGACCTTCGAGTGGATCTTCTACATGTTTTGTTACGAGGTTATGTTTATTATGAGAAAACAACACACGTTTCATGTCATGGTCGTTTAGAAGAACACGTATATATTTTTTGTTATTATGTTCATACATGGGAGTGAATATTGATACTTGGAATTTCATTTATAATATATTAATTTTAAAACTTTATTTAGGTTTCCACTTAAGAAAACTTGGTACTAAAAGTAAAGCTCCGAGTAAAATTATAATGTCGATCATAAAAACTTTCTTTTTAATTTCTGGACACCAGTTCTTAAAATCTTTTATTTGTTTAGATTCTTGAGGTTTGGCCCAATGATAAAACATGGCGAGATACGTGGGTCCCATGTTCCTCCTACAATCATAGTGATGATCATAATACGCTAACATGATGTAAGGGAAATACAAAAGTGCTAGTAATATCCATTTGTTATTTTTTGGAAGATACCAATACCCACCCGCCAATGCGAATGTAAACCATATACATTTCCAGTTTACGACGGGTTTCGCGTTATAACATTCTTCTTTCTTCTCAGTATCCATATAAAACACCTCGAGAAAAAAAATATAAGTTAGAGAGATAAAATTATTCGTATGTATTAAGATGGCACTATGCTTGGGAATAAATGTGCCGAGTACAACTTCCAGGAAAGTGAAAACGTGGAAGTTTGCGAGTAAGTTTTTATGGAAAAATGCGACTGTACAAAATAAATCAGAGCTTGGTAGATGGGTGAAGCAAGAACTTCTCGATCTTGGACCGACATTTGTAAAATTAGGACAAATCGCTTCGACGAGAGCGGACCTGTATCCACCAGAGTTTACAAAAGAACTGGAATCCCTGCAAGATGATGTTCCTCCCGTGGAAATTGACATAGATGTAAAATATGATATTTTTAAAGAATTTGACCCTGTACCATTTAAATCCGCGAGTATAGGCCAGGTCCATATGGCCGTACTCCAAAACGGTCAAAAAGTTGTTGTAAAAATAAAACGTCCCAGAATCCTGGATATAATGAAGGAGGATACGGATACTATACGGGGTATAGTACATTTTTTAGAGCGCATTGGTATCGACACGGGAAATAGTTCAGGTTTAGTTCTAGATGAGTCAATAGAATATCTCTTGGGAGAGGCGGATTACAAACGGGAGATTAACAATGCTATAAAATTTCGGAAAAGTATGAAAGATGTTGACTGGGTGAAAGTTCCGAAAATGTATAAAAAGTATTCAAACGATGAAATGATCGTCATGGAATATGTACCATCAGTTAAACTGACTGAGATTACGGATAAGAGGGTGAATAAGAAGAAGATATGCGAAGCCTTGATAAATGCGTACGTCATCCAAACTATGGATAACGGCCTATTTCATGCTGATCCACATCCAGGTAACTTGGGGTTTTCATCAAAGGGACAGCTTGTATTTTATGATTTTGGATTGCTCGTACCATTGTCAGAAGAATTAAGGGATGGATTCACAAAACTTTTTGGGTTTATAATCACACGTGATACAGCGGGTATAGTTGATACATTGGTTAAATTGGGTGTTATTGTTCCGACTTCTACTGATATTTCAGATATTGAATTATTTTTTGAAAACATCTTAGGGTATTTAGAGACCCTAGATGGTTCTGGAATCGTGAACGATGATCTCGCCGCACAACTCGCGATTGAAAAACCATTCGTGGTACCGAGTAGTTTCGTGTACCTCGCAAAAGCCTTTTCGACTATAGAGGGTATATGTCTGAAACTAGATCCAGACTTTAACTATTTCACGTATTTGGAGCCCCTGATACAACAGCAGATAATAGAATCTGTGGATGTTGGTGATATATTCATGAAGACGACGGAGATTCCTGGGACGATAGGTAAAATAAGTACGGCTGTATCCGGGCTTCAAAAATCGAGGGGATATATGAAACGTACTATGATCAAAACGAGACAGGAAATTAAGATCGTCCAATACAGCGTGGTGTGCGCTCTATTGGCTGAGAAATTTGGGGACAATCCACCTTTGGCGATGTTTTTTGTTTTCTGTACTTTATGGTTTACTTTTCGTAAAAATCAATAGATTTTTTACCATTCTTCTTGGGCTTATCAGCCTTTTTAATGAGCTTGTTATGTTCCTCGAGGTATCCCTTCATACGATTCTGTTCATCGCGGAAAATATCAGAGACCTTCTCTTTGATCTTGTCCACGTCGGTATCACGTTCCTTTTGGATCTTCTTACTAAGCCTCTTGAATCCCTTATTTTTCTTGTCAGCGGCGAATACGGTCATTGTATTTGTTATGGCGAGCATTTACTTTGTATCGATATTTAAATTTAAACGTTTTAACTTTTCTTCAAATTCCCTGCGCTCCCCGGGAGATTTGATGATTTCCCCATGGTTTAGAGCCCTGATTTCCGGACCCGTGAGCTGAATAGCGTCTACCCTGAAATCCATGAACGCTTTCATGGTTATGGGAACGAGTGGTTCTACTAGATCATACATAGCTTTACCGTACTCCTGGATTTCCTTCTGGGCATGAGAATCCATTCGTAGGCGAAGATAATGCATGAGATTATGAAGGTTAATCTTCCAATAGAACTCCGTATACGTCGATTGAGGAAGATTTCCCCTGGCCTGCTCCCGGCAGCATCCATCTTCCAGAAGTTTCTCATAAATGTCGAACGAATTTTCCAGATGCGAATGCATATCATTTTGATCAATGTTCACTACACCTTCCGACCCCTGATGGTTTATCTCTGACTGACCCCTAAGTTCGGAAGGTTCGTAATACTCTTTGGGAACAATTGAATATCGAGCTGACATTTCATTTACACTCGCGGTACGATGGCGAAGATGTTGACGTGCGATATAAATGGGCATCTTAATGTGAAACTTAAACTCTACCATCTCGAAAGGTGTCGTGTGCCAATGTCGCATCAGGTATCTAATAAGTCCAGTGTCTCCACGAGAAGTCTTCGTTCCATCTCCGTAAGATACCCGGGCTGCCTGAACAATTGAGTTGTCGAGGTTTTCTCTGGGCATAGTATCCACGAGTCGCACGAATCCATGGTCTAGTACGTTTACTTGCATTTTGAATTATCAACGGTCCATTTCTTTAATCAGATCATCTATGCATCTATAATACCTTTTGAGATCTTTCATGAATCTTTTATTATTCTCTAGACATTCACACTCGGGACTATTTTTATATATGTACGCGAGGTTACATTTGGAATATTTAGTACGCTTTTGATTTTCATTAGGTTTTCGGGGAACAAGTTTCTTCACGATCTTTTCCTTTTTCTTGGGCTCTACCCGCTTCGTGAAACTTATAGCTTGCATGACAGTATCAGCTAAATCGTCCTTCTTCTTAGACTTCATGAAGGTTTCTATCCAATGTTTATTCGTATCATCCCCGCGTAAAAATGCTTCACATCTTTCTATGGATACCTTTTTACGTTTCATGTATTGCGCTTTCCCGGGACCCACTACATCTGGGATTTTAAACTTCGCATCGTATATGATCGTCTCAGATTTTGGAGCTTTTATGACAAAATACGCGTGTAAAAAGTGTTCAACCATTTTCATTTTTTTATTACGATCGGGTTGCTTCTCTATCAAAATGATATCTGATTCGAGAACCCAAGGTCTTTCATCTAAATGCTTTCTTAATGAAACATATACACCATCTTTATGCTCGGGAGGTATTCCGGAAACGTCCCAATTTACGACTAGGTTAGATGTTTCATTAAATTGGCACATAGCCAAATTTCTGATTCCCACGTCTATACTCAGAATCATATACATAAAGAATGGAAATTCTTTAAGCTATGAAGAGTAAAGTGAGAATATCATGATTAAGAAGGCGATTATTATGACTGCTAATATAGCTACTATAACGGACGTTATTAGGTTTTCATCTACATCCGGGAACCATTTTTTCCACCAAGGATCTTCATCTCCATCTCCATCTCCATCACCCGGGCGACCGTCGTATCTATTTGCGCATGCGGCTATACAATGATTCATACAATCAAAATTTTCTTCAGTACAAAATGGTTGTTCTGCCTCTACTTCTAACTCTCTAAATTCTTCCCTAAGATTATCTAAAGTGGAATATATTAAATCTTCCTTTCCTATATTTCCATAGTGATAATCGATATAATTTTTAGGAAGACATGCCATTACACATCCTTTTTTAGAATCAGAACCACTTGTATCGTTTATATCAGCTTCTTCATCTTGTAAATAAGCGAATAATGCCGCTAAACCTGCGAGAGTTGTTATCTTATCAACAGTACTCATTTCCACACGTTTATTTTTTGATTCTGCGGACCTATTTGATATATCTGAACGCTGACCATCTATATCACCTCTCAATCGTCTTTTATTTACAGCAGCTGAATCGGCAGCTGTGTACCGACTTTTCATTGTATTGAATTTCGCATCGAAATTTCGCATCGAAATTTCGAGATCTCCCACTTTTGACACCGCGTCATTTTTCTGAGTAGTTGCCGCATTTTTTGTTGTTTTTGCGGTAGATACATCCGATTCGACGCCCGCTTTGTTTGTCGCAACGTTATTTGAACTTGTTTTAGTTAATTTATACGTTCCTTCAGGTTGCTCAAAACTGCCATCTGGCATTTTTTTAGATTTTCCAGGTATGACAGTACCGTCTGGTAATCTAAAAGAACCATCTCCTGATAGACGTTCCGTACCCGCAGGAAGACTAAATACTTTACCCGTTTCATATGCATCTATTTTATACGTAATTGGATCAGACGGCGCCCAAGTACTGCCCCCAGATTTATACCCTCCCGTATATAATACTTCACTTCCATCCTCTAAACGAACTACAGCACCATCACCCGTCCCGGTACTATAGTTCCATCTACCATTACTCCACGTTCGTGTTCCTAATAAAAATCCGTTAGAACCACCCGTATCGAGATAAAATTTATTTGTACCAGTTTCTGAATAAATATTATTTCCATAAGCCGTGTACGATCCATTATTATACCATCTGGCCATGGTATTATTATATTACTTATAAAATAATGAGGGTTAAACTTATAAAAAGTTTACACCCTGAAAAAAAGTTTACCGCCATTTTTCAGGATGGATCTAAAATTCATTTTGGAGGGAAAGGGTATTCAGATTATACGATTCATAAAGATCCTTCGCGTATGCGTAGATATTTAGCTCGTCATGGGAGAATGGGTGAAACGTGGAGTAAAAAGGGGATAAAAACGGCTGGATTTTGGTCTCGCTGGCTCTTGTGGAGTAAACCATCCTTAGAAGGTGCTAAAAAATTAATATCCAAAAAATTTGGTATTACATTTACGTCGCGATGATATAACGAGTATATAAATCGTCCATCTCTTGCTTTTTTTGATCGATGATATTTGCATATTGTTCGATCAAATCATATTCGTTCAAAATGTAACCCATATATGCTTCTATGTTAGTTTGGGATTGTATACCCACGTCGTGATATCCTTTCGCCAAATCATTAGCATCCGATATTGCTTGAACAAAATATTCAGAGTCAGAAACGGATGTATTTTGATCCATCACGTTATTATACGCGTCATCTACGAGGGTAGATAACCTTCCTATATTAATATTAACTTGATTTATAACTTTTTCTTCCTCAATTATCTTATCATAATATGTTTGTATAGCAGACTTTGATTGTCCCATATAATTCGTATTTATGTCAACAACCTGCTCTAAATCATAAGCTTCGAGCTCTACGGCGTTCATTTATATAACCCGAGTTAAAAAAAATTGTCGGTTCTGTACAATTTAGCTTGGAAGTTTGAGTCATTACCCATAACGCTAATAGATTCGTTACCGTAAATTTCTTGGCAGCCTATATCATCCATGCAATCTCTATCACCCATGGAAACAGGGAGAGGGTATATTTGATCCCCAGATGTAGCGGTATAATAGTTATACCTGTCGCGTCTACCTCGAACCTCTTTCCCGTATAAAGGAAGTGTTTCGTTATTATCGCCGAGTAGAACGCCCATTTGCTGTACATGTCCGGGTTTATACTTTTTAATAGGTGGATTCCTGAATTCGGGTTCCATGACGACTTCCCTGGGTGCTATCGTTTCTACAGGAACGGGAACTTCAACGATATTTTCTTTCGGGTACATCAGAAGATACATGACAGCCGCGAGAAGTGCTATTATAATGAACGTCGCGACTTGAGGATTAAGCTTCTTTTTCATTTATAGTAGTCTCAGAAATTTATCGAACTTATAGTATGAATAACAAAAAGTCTACCAAAGTTGTTCCATTTTGGCATCCTCAGCAAGAAGTTATCCTGAAAACATGGGGTGAAGCGTCCGCCTGTTATAGATACATGCACAATCATGCGTATTTAGTCTTCAAAAAACAGAGTATGCGATTTACATTACCAGTCATCGTTCTTTCGACGATAACAGGAACTGCGAATTTTGCACAGAATTCGTTTCCGGAAAACATGAGAGGTGCGGTTCCATCTGTAATCGGTGCGATGAATCTGATAGCAGGAATCATAGCCACGATTATGCAATTCTTAAAAATTAACGAAATGATGGAAGGATGCAGAGTTGCGTCACTTCAATACGGTAAACTTTCCCGCACTATTCGATTAGAGTTATCTCTCCCTGTGGAGGAACGTTCTATAGACGGGACGACTATGATAGAAACATGTCGTGCAGAATATGATCGACTCATAGAACAATCTCCACCTCTACCATATTTCATCATTCAAGCGTTCGAAAAACAATTTCCCGAAGATTCCGAATTCTTTAAACCTGAAATATTACATATTCAACCTATAGAAACCTTCATGAGCGAATCTGAGATGCGTCATGAATTGGGTAAGGAGATAGAAGGTATCCGTCGTGTAAAAAACAAAGAATTAGAGAATATCAAAGTTGTAGCAGATATACCCGATGAGTCAGATAAGCCAGCATCAAAAAAAGAATAACATTAAAGAGTAAAATACTTATAACATAAGGGTACACCTTTCTTTTGATAGGTTCAATAACTTTTTTATGAAGTGTATCATTTTCTAAAAAAATATCTAGCGCTTGTTCAGTAAAGTCTTCAGACATGGATGCCTTTGTTAAAATACTTCCACAAAAAAAAGATCCAACCCCTACGCTTCACACGAAAGAACTTCAAAGATTGGAAGAATGTGTTAAAAAGGGGTTGAACGTGTTTTTATGCGGCTCTTCTGGTGTAGGAAAAACATTCATCTTGGAAAAAGTTTTGAATAATTCCAATAGTATAGAGATACATAGTGAACTTTTCCAAAGAAAGAGTACCTTTTTAGATCTCATAGGTGAAACATCTTTTCATATATTTATAGATGGGTATGATGTTAATGTGTATGGGCATAGACAGCTTATGGAAAGGATAACTTCAAAAAGGGAACCTTTAACGACAGGTTCCGTCGTTTTTGTTTCAAATTCTGTTCATATAATACCCGGTTTTGAGTTGATAATCGTACCTAAGCGAACCGCAGACGAAATAGCTTCTTTAGAACCCGATAACCCTCGGGCTCGCTTTGCAGCTGATAAGTGCGCTGGGAACATTCGCGATTTTTATCACTATATTAATAAGTCTGATGAAAAGGATATTTTTAAAACGTCTAAAAGTATACTCGTCGAAGTGTTGTGTCATAGGGGGGCATTTGATATTTCACAAACTATACACGAAAGGGGACATGTGATAGATGTTATACATGGTAATTACCCATATTCGAATGAGAGTAATATTGAGAAAATTTCAGAGTCNTTATCTCTAGCAGATGTGTACGACGCTGGTATATACAAGGGTGAATGGGAATTCATGCCTTATTATACCTTATGTGGTATAGCTATACCCAAACATTATTTGGGTGAATTACTAAAACCAAATGAATTACAAGCTGGAAGTACTTGGACAAAGTATGGTAATTATAAAATGAGATTACAAAAAATACAAAATATTCAAAATAGAAACACTACAAAAATTGGTGTAGAAGAATTACAAATTCTTCGAGAGTACGCGAAAATTGGTAATTTTGAGACGTGTTTTAAATATAAGCTGGAACCTGGTGATTTCGACGTGATGAATCATTTAGCTCTTCATAACAAATTGAAAACAAGTGAAGTTATGAAAGTTAAAAAGAAAATGACACATGTATTAAATGAGCTCTGACGAAGAGAGTGAAGACGAGACCCAAGAAATCGTGCGCGTCGTTGGGTGTGACATTTATTTTTATGGCGACATCGACAGAACTAGTATTCTAAAATTTACAGAAACATTCAGAAAATTAGAAATAGATTTGAGAAAGAAAGCGATCGAACTTCCCGGGTATGATCCAATTATAACCATTCATATTTGTAGTGATGGAGGTGATGTATACGCTGGTATGGGTGTCATGGACACACTCAGACGTTCCAGTGTACGAGTTCATACGATAGCTGAGGGTACGTGCTGTAGTGCTGCGACGTTTATGCTCCTCGGTGGTAAGAAACGGATGATTGGAAAGCATGCGCATATACTCATTCATCAGTTGTCGGCGGGATTTATGGGCAAATATAAGGATTTAAGAGATGAGTTAAAAACGTGCAAAAAGATCATGAAAATGATGAAATGTTTGTACGAGAGTGAAACGAAGATTCCTAAACCAAAGTTTAAGGAAATGATGACACATGATGTCTACATAGATTCTAGCGAATGTCTCAAGTACGAGATCGTTCACGAGATTGTTTAATAGTAATATATCTTTTATACATATAAATAACTCCCACTATCAGTATAATAATACTTAAAGTGTTCAGGTTGACAGGTACGTTTGTGAGCGGAGGAGCCCTAAGTCGCTCCATCTTCTCATAATTTACCACCTGAATCATATCTTTTATTATTATAATGGATACAATTTTTACCACCGATAAAAACAACAAGAAGCGCTACCTTGACATCAGTGTCGAGGAAATCAACGAGGTCTGGTGTATAGTGAAAACGACCGGACAAGTTAATGGCAAAGAAACCAAGTCTATGACCGAAGTTCCACTCGGATACGATAGTGCTACGAAACGTGCTAAAACTATCTGGAAGAATGCGAATACAAAGGCTACGACCGTGCTTCCCATGTTGGCGAACAAATGGGAAGATCGCCAGAAATACATCTCTGAGCCGTTCTACGTCCAACCCAAACTTGATGGTGTTCGTCTACTTGTCTCCAAAGATGGTGGCATCTCAAGAACTGGAAAGATCATCCCCGGAACTGAGGTTCTTGGGAAGGGTCTTGAGCCGGGTCAATACGTTGATGGTGAAGCCTTTGACCCTAACCTCAACTTTGAGGAACTCACGAGTACCTTCAAGACTAATCCTCTGAAGCTCAAGTTCCACGTGTTCGATTTCTTTGATCTCAAAGCTGAAGCCCTCGCCAGGGATAAGATGACCTTCGAGCAACGCTGGGAGTATGTCAAAGAATCTATCTACAATCCTCATTACGAATATGTCAAAACGACACTCGTAAAATCCAAGAAGGATCTTCCTCTCGTGCATCAGAAGCATGTTGAAGAAGGACACGAAGGAACCATGATCCGTGATCGCTTCAGTGTGTACGAGGTTGGTCAGCGAAGCAACTATCTCCTCAAGCACAAGGATTTCCAGACTGAAGAATATGAGATCATCGGAGCGACAACAGGGCATGGTCGGGATGCAAATTGTGTCGTTTGGAAGTGTAAGACGGAAGATGGAAACGTATTTAACGCTCGACCAGAAGGAACACTCGAGGATAGAGCGTACAAGTATGCGAACAGAGATAAGTTCATCGGTAAGATGTTGACCGTCAGGTTTCAGAATCTCACGGATAAAAATGTTCCCAGATTCCCAGTCGGGGTTGCGATTAGAGACTATGAATAAATTGTTATAAACATGTAAATGAATCGAATTGCTATTGACGTTGATGAAGTTCTTGTACCCTTTGTGAAACCTATGGCCACGTGGAAGAAATTAAGCATGCCAAAGGAAAAATGTAGATATTTGTATCGAGATATGTTTAACATAACAGAAAAACAATCTCAAAAAATGGTACAAGAATTTTATGAGTCAGAAACGTTCGACATGCTTCAACCCATCCAGGACTCGCAATCTGTTATTCGTCTCATGCGCCCACACGTAGATAAGATGTACATAGTGACGGGGCGTCAAGATTGTGTTCGTGAAAAGACGGAGGATTGGTTGGATTTTCATTTTCCCGGAATATTTGATGATGTCATATTAACGAATAGTTTTACCAGTTTTGAACTACAAAAATATGATATATGCCACGCTCTCAACTTAGATACTATAGTAGATGATAGTGATATGACGTGCGGTATTTGTAAACATTGGGACATGCGATCTATACATTTCGCTGGAAAGAATGGTTCACCTTACGAATGGTGTGAGGTTGATGATATCAGTGTATTGAGTTGGATGGAATTGTATAAGAAACTACCCCCAAAGTTTGTAGATTGTATGTAAAAAAATGTCAGGTCATAGTAGATATGTCTACACGTACTAGAAATACAACCACTACAAGTGGACAAAGTGTCGTTCAAAATGGTAAATCACAAAATAATATTAAACGCAATCTTCTTAATAGAAGGGAAGCTGCTGGTCGTTTAACATTTCCGGTAAACGCGAAACGCAACAACGCGAACAAAGTAAACAACACGAATCGCAACAACGTGAATACACGAAATTCAGTTTTACTGAAAAATATGAATAGGGAATATTTACAATCATGTTACTTAAATACGTACACAACTCTCGCGTATGTAGCTGGTCAAACAAAGATTTCTGATGCTGTTTTATCCAGATACATGCTATCTTTCGAGACTTTGCTATCTAAATTGAATGGTAAACTGACATCAGCTAAAGAAAAAATGTTAGAGGAATTATGGAACAAAACGCGTAATTACGAAAATAAAAATACTTTTTCGAATGATGCCAACGTTGAACGCACTTTAACATATTATAAAAATATCATGGAAAATGGTTTTATACAACAAGGTAATTCGAAGATCGCATCTCTATCCAGGAATCTAAAATAAAATATCAGTACATTATAGATGTCACAAAATAAAACTATATGTGAAACCAAACCTACATTTTTAATAGGTAAACGTAATGATAGAGGAGGTCTTACCCTCGGTGTACCTCTAGTGTATAGTGGATTAATGGCGGATCACACTTTACATACATCAGATGGAAGTTCCCATCCATCGCAGTTGGTGGTATCGGATTATAAGACAGGTTCCCCATCTTCACTCGTAACAGGTGAAAACGCTCCAATGATTTCTCAAAATCCTAACATAAATGTTAGTGCTGGTAAAGGTAGAGCTGGTATGGATATAAAACTTAATCCTGATAAGGTGAAGTTATTGAAAAGTAAGTACCCATCTATAAAAAATTCTAATCGTTTAAATAAGTTCTTTATTCAATCATTCTCAAAGTCGGGAAATGCACCCACTGTTGCACAATACGCTAAGATAATGAAAGCTATACAAACTAAAGGCGCGGCAAAAAATTTTCAGGGAAGTCCTCTTGAATATAAGCGTATTTTAGATTATTTTCAATTTACTCTTACAGAAACACTTAATAAGAGTAATGGTACATTATTTTTATATAGACCCAGTATACACAAGATACATGAAAATCTTGGGTCATTTTCTAATTATAAAGAGGCTATAATGGCTTCGTATGTTTCTCAAAACGAAAATGATTTTTTGCTTTATGATAAAGCTTACTTCGCCACAAAGGATCGTCCCGCTGCTTTAGCCTCCGTGGTAAGGGGTATAAAAACTGTATTTAAACGAAGTAGTTCGGTTGAACCTGGACGTAAATGGATCGCGTATGAATTTTCTGATGATGCTAGAACTAATATAAATAAGTTAAAAATACAGATAAAAGAAGATTTAAAAAGACAAAATATAAATCCAAGTGATTTTATAAACCGTAATTTTAACACATCAAAAGGTGAAATTACATACTTTTTAAATTATGAAAAATTCTTAAAACTTAAGAATAGCACTTTAAAAGCAACTGTTTTATTCTATTGGATGTTTAACTACCCGGGTGATAATAATGGGATATTATTACAAAAATTCGTTTCCATCATAGATACATTCCACGATTTTACTGGATCAAGGGCTACCGGTTTTAAACCAACTGAAGGTGGCTTCGCTAGTATATGGCCTTCGGGTAGTAATGCTCAACAAAAATCGCGAAGGATTAATTTTAACGGATTATCGGCAAATGTGATTCTACAGGGAAATTCAGCATTTTTAGTACAGATTTTAGGTAGGAATATTTATAAATTAGCTAAAGATAATGGAGCGGCTTCTATAGTTAAAGGTCAAAATAAACGCTCAAATATAAATTCTATGAGAAAGTTATCACATTTGCTCTATTTTTTCGCTAATGTTATGGGAGGAACTAAAGATCTTACCGGTAAGTGTGAAGAATACGCGAGTCAATTACTTACTAAAACTGGTAGAAAGGTAGAAAAGGGTGATTTCTGCAATCAATTAAATAAAGGTGGAAAACATGCACTTATAATAGATATTTTCAGTACCGGTGGTCTTGACTGCATAAAGGAACGGAGTGTTATTCACGGTGTGGGTGTTATGGATCCTGCCCCGCGAAGTGGAAATACATGGAAGGGAGTTTTTGAAAAAATTGGTAGCAAATGTGTAGGGAGAGGAACTAAAGGATTCCCAGTTAAATTTGAATTCGATACGGCTGCTGAAGAAAGAATATTGAGACTTCATAGGGAATATCAACGTCAACTTGATGAAATTTATAAAATGAAAGGTAATATTACAACTACTGCCAATAATAAAAGTGTAAATATGAATGCAGAAAAACAATCTAGAAAGATTAATAACAATCGCAGTTTAGGTAATGCTGTAGGAAATAAAAGAACTAGAAATAATAACAATAATGTA